GCTTCGTGCCCTGTCTCAGGCTCCGCGACTACGCCTAATGACGCCAGACGTGCTACTTCCAGTGGAATACCTCTGCTTTTTAGGTAATCTTCCGCCTGATAAATGTTTTCCGCGTACCCTGCTGCTGCTTTCCCCAGTAATTCCTTCTGCAAAATGCTTTGCTTCACTAAAAGTTATCCCCTCTTGTCTGACAATAATTTGAATGCTGTTTCCTTGGACACCACAGGCGAAACAAATGAAGATGTTCTTATCAAGGTTTGCACTTCCTGACTGGTGTGTGTCTGAATGAAAAGGACACTTGAGATTAACTTGCCCGTGTGTTTGTCTAAGATTCGCACCGTAGTGTCTGAGTATGTCCGCGATTGGCGGAAGGTCGCTGTCAATTCTTATCACCGTATCCTGCATCTCTTAATAGTTTCACTGCATCCTCCAGTCTGAGTAAGCATACCCAATCAGATACACTCTTTTCTCCTTGACCATTTAATCGTAGCACGACTATACCAAGGTCATCGTTTGCTCTATCTTTTAATTGCTGAATGGCGGCACTAGGATTAAATCCTGTTCTTGCCTTTACTTCCCAGTCAATGCCCACCGTACCAGTAACATCAGTGCCACTACGTCCAGCACCAGTAGACTCCGCGAAAGGGAATCCATTCTCCGCCAAATAGTTAGCCAGTACTTTCTGTGACCTGTACCCACGATGTTTCCTACTCTGTGATGGCATTAGGTAGTGTCTCCATTCGATTAAGATATTCTATTGGAACATACCAAGTCTTCTCGTTATACTTCCATTCATCTTTCTTGCAATCTTTACCATACATCCAACCGACTGCTACATAATCTGGTCCCTTCCAATCAGGGGCTACACGTCTTTCCTTGTTGCATAGACCACCAGTTGTAAGGATATAAATTAAATCATCTTCATCTCGTGTTGTGTATCGAAGACCCTTGATAGGTGGGAATGAATACCGAACCTCACCAAGTCCAGGAATATCTAACTCAGACTTCCACTTGTTAAAGTGTGGTACAAAATCTTTCTTGCCAACCATCCTTGCAAATGCCAACTCTGAACCTGCACATACAACGTGTTGCCACATCTCCCATAGGTCACCCTCTGAATAGTTAATGTTTCTAGTTGGGTCACCAAAGTATGGCTTCTGTCGTTGATAACCTACTTCGACAGCAGTTGCTTCCTCAGTTGTGCTGAGTGCATAAGTCCACACTTAAGACGCACTCTTATCCTTATTCAGGATACGTACTGCCCACGCTAACCCAGCGTTAACTCCTTCTGTCCACTCATCTGTGACTGGTATCTTTGCTGATTCAATCTTTTCGATTAACTTAGCAGTCTCCTGTTTGAGTTCAAGCAGAACAAAAGCACGCATCTCTTGCGTCATATCGTCTTCTTCTTCTCTAATCATTTGCTTTCCTTAACTTCTTCTCTAGTGTATTGGTTGTTTGCCATTCCAATGATAGCAAAAATGGACCAAACATTAATTGAACTGCGTGCAGTGTGCTTCTATATTTTTTTAAATAATCTCTATAATTAATTACTTTAGTATATCTCACGCCTAAAGCAAATGAACCTTTATGATTCTGTTTGTTTATCTGCATCATTAACTATTCTCTGGGATGTCGTCAACAAACATATACTCAGGATTAAATGCTAGCCACGCTAGCAAATCTCCATTCGCATCTGCTCTTCCGTATCTGTTCTTTACAGGTGCAATAGCCATAGAAGTGCCAATAACTCCAAGAGTGCAGATAAGAGCAGGAAGTTGCGCGACTTTGCCTTGAAGAGCCGACCTAGGCTGGCAAGGATTTCCAGGTACAGCCTCAGAAGTATGATGCAAAATAATAATAGCAGCGTTAGTATCACGAGCAAGGAATTTCAACTCCTTCATAATCGCACGCATAGATGCGAACTCTTCACCACCATCAGTGGCAATGTCCATTAAGTTATCAACAAAGATTGCAGTAGGTGGACAACCCCACAATTCTTCAAAGGCTTGAACTTCCTCGTCTATATCTTGCAGAGTAGGAGAAGATTCAAATGACCAGACAATGTGTGCGCCTCGTGAGAGGGTTGCTTTAGTCCAACCGTAATCGCTATTCATTAGTATCTCAACATCAGTTTGATTCTTACCGCTAATCATTGACGCAAGACGCATAGCCATAGTGTGTGCGTTGGTATCTGCTGAAATGTAGAGGCTTGGCACCTTCATTTTAAGGGCTAAAGCCAGTGCCAGAGTGGACTTTCCCACACCTGGAGTACCTGCAAGCATAGAGACTTCTGCTCTACGAAATATAATTTTGTTTGAATCAAGTGAACGAAAGACTGGAGGTAATGGTTCGCCACCAATATCTGCTCTGCCTACACTTCTTACTAATGTTCTCATTTAATTCTCCTGTCTTAAGTTGGAAGAGGGGTAGATATCTTCCCCTAATAAATACCCCTCTACCAATTCTAGTTTATGTCAATGTCTAACCATTGACTGGTGAGCATTGCCCTTGGTCTTGTGGTTGCTGACATACCCACATCCGATATGGCTTGCCGTTCTTCTTCGAGATTCCCGATAGAAACTTTCGCTCCCCGTGTAGACACGTTGGGGTGGTACCTGATGCTTCCGCTGTCGGGGCGGTTACGAAGGTAGGAGTTGCTGGCTGCGCGGGAGTTGAAGTAGGCGTTGCCAAAGGGGCTGCCACACCTGCACCATTAAGCATTCTTCCTGTTGCTGCAATCTGTGTTGAGTAATCAGAGATTCCCTCTAGCAATACGCTAAGTTCATCTGCGGTGTTTGCACGGACATTTACCATATCTCCACCGTTAGTCTTGTAAGAGACCTGTAACTTCCAATCTTCTGCCATTACTTATCCTCCTTAGTAACTGCAAAGCCAAGTGCTTCGCGTGCTTCATCTTGTGTAATGATTTTCATTTCAAGTGCAACCAACACATCTTGTGCTGATAGTGTGCTTACTTTGTGCATTTATTTTTCCTTCGTGAATTGGCAATGTTCTGTGAGTCCACAGAAATTGCACGATTGTAGGTTCGGTAGAAATATACCAGCCTTACGTGCTTTGTCAAAGCCATCAACAAAGTATTCAAGCGTGTCTAAGGTATATCTACTTAGGTCAATCATCTCTCCTGTCCCAGACTCACGAGACATCCAGTAGTTTCCTAGATTGACTTCCACTCCCAGCATCATCTCGACTCCTATTTTGTAGAAGCCCAACTGAAGGTCAGACTGAGGACGTGCACGAGAGGTCTTCAAGTCAACGATAACTAACTTACCGTCGACCTCAAAGATTCTGTCAATGAACATCTTCACTGGTATTCCAGAGATAACTGGGTTCAACTCTAACTCGATAGCCTTGGCACCCTGAGGTGTTGTCCAAAGTTTCCAGTTAGGGTTGTTCTTGCGCCATAGGATGTAGTTGTCAGTCCATATGGAACCTTGTTCGTACCACCAAGCAGCATCTTCCTTGTTAGGGTTGAGTTTAGTTGCTCGTCCTGCTACTCGTGCGTTAGCAAAGTCAAGACCTTCGGTCTCTTTCCGCCACGCTTGTTCCCATAATGGGTTAATTGTCATAGTCATACAACTCTGCTGCATAGTGGAATGCTCGTCCACCTGCTGACCAGATAGATGGTTCCTCTGGTACTTGAAGTAATCTACCTAAGTAGTACTGATATCCACAGGTTAGGTAAGTGGTAAATGCTGAGTAGGATATATGTGCTGGCAGTTCATAACTGTCCAATTTAATCATCGACTTCTCCTGTCTTAAGTTGTTACATAGTCCTCCCTTAGAGGACAGGAGGGTACTCAATAAGGGAGAACTATGTAAATCTATTTAGTTATTATTATATAATTATATATATAATATCGGCGCTTCGCGCCTTATATTAATTAATATTAATAATTAATAAATAAATTATACACAGACCTGACCTGAATGTAAGTTAGCGACACGCCAATACCCCTACAGAAATGACAAAAAGACCCCCAAGCCATAGGTAATCCTATGACCTGAGGGTCTAAGTGTCTTAAAACCGCCTTGGAAGGCGTATAAAGGGTATTACTTTGA